CGCTGCCCCCGAGGCTCAGAAATTCCAAGAGATCGATTGGCAGCGACTGGCCCAGGAACAGCCGGCCGACTATGTCCGGCTCTCTGCCGAACGCGATGCTCTGAGAGGTCGCATCGGCGGTATCCAGCAGGAACTGCAACGGGTTGCGGCGCAGAGCCAGCAAGCTCAGGCGTGGCAATTCCAGCAGACCGTGCAGGCCGAGCAAGCGAAGCTGCGTGAGGCCATCCCGGAATTTGCCGACCCCGAGAAGGGGCCACGGAAAATCGCGGAGATGCGGCAGTGGCTTCAGAAAAAGGGCTTTGCCGACCAGGAAATCAGCCAGGTGGTGGATCACCGGGTGCTGCTCGTGGTCGAGGAGGCGATGCAGGCCGACCGGCAGAAAGTGATCCGCCGGGAGGCCCAGCAGAAGCGCAGCAACGGCAATGGCACGCCCGTCCAACCGCCCGGCGCTTCACGACAGAGGCCGGACAGTCGGGCGGCGCAACGCCGCAATGAAAAGATGGCAGCGTTGAAGCGCAGCGGCAGTGAAAAAGACGCGATCGGCTATCTCATGGAGATCCTCTGAAATCAAACACGCCCGCTGAGGCGGGCTCATCCTTGATGGAGAACTCTTCATGGCGATTATCTCAGGGACCGCGACTACCTTTGCGGGTAGTCCCGGAATGCAAGGTCTTAGGGAAGACCTCTCGGATATGATCTATAACTTGTCACCTTCGGATACGCCCTTCACTTCTAACGTTGGAAGAGGAACGGCAGACGCCGTCTACCATTAACCATCATTTGTGGTAGTAAAATCCGGCCAAATGCTGGAACACCCTTAGAGCCGCCGGTACGGGGCAACTCGTGACAATCCGGGCGGATTGGGCAATCAGCAGGAAAGACCGCGTTCGAGGGCGGGCATCCTCAGAGAGCATACGCCGGACCCCGGTCAACGGGAGATGATGTGCTCCGATCTCACGACGAAAGCGTGAGAGGCCGACAGAAATGATCGGCCCGGCCGCAAGGTCGGTAACAGAATAGAATGGCAAACTGACAGTCTCGCTGCCCCGAATACTGCTAACGCGCAGTTCCAGGGCGACGACATTGCGACGTTTACAGCCGCGAGTGTCACGACAAGGTTGGGCAACAGAACCCAGATTTCCAGAAAAGAAGTCATCATCTCGGCGACGCTGGACGCGGTGAACAAAGCCGGCCGGCGCACCGAACTGGCCTACCAGCTAACCAAGCGTGCCAAGGAGCTGAAGATCGACATCGAAGCGATCATGCTCTCGAACCAGGCTAAGGTAGTTGGTGCGGCGGCGACGGCGCCGAAGGCTGCCAGCGTCTTGTCCTGGATCAAAACCAACGTCAGCCACGTCGGCACCAATCCCACGGGAGACGGGACCGATGCCAGGGTAGACGGCACGCCGCGGGCCTTTACCGAGGCGATGCTCAAAACCGTGATGGCCGGCGTCTACACCAACTCCAGCGAAGACCTCGACGTGCTGATGGTGGGCGCCAGTAACAAGGCGGTCGCCAGCGGTTTTTCCGGCGGTGCGCAGAAGACCTATGACGTGTCGGACCGCAAGCTGGTCACCACGATCGACGTGTACGTGGGCGATTTTTCGACCGTCAGGATCATCCCCAACCGCTTTATGCGGGTGCGGGATGCGCTGTTGTTGAACTGGAGCCTCTGGTCGGTCGATTGGCTCAGGCCGATCCGGCAAGAGGAGTTGGCCAAGACGGGCGATGCTGAAAAGCGGATGCTCGTGGGTGAGTGGACATTGCGGGCCAACAACGAGGCTGGCAACGGCCTCGTTGCCGACCTTACGGCGCCGTAGTTCGGAACAGGAACAGCCCTTCTCTAGAAAGAGAGGGGCTGTTTTCTTTCTGGGGATAAGAGAACAATGACCGAATACCTCTTAAACCGCGATCTCCAGACCGGCATCTATGAGACCTTCGAGTTCGACGAAGCCACTGGCGATATCACGATCCGCCGCTGGGCCGACGTGCAGCCGGTGCTGGATGCCAACAAATCCTTCCACCTGGAGAGCGACGGCAAGGGCAAGACGGCCTGGCTGGCGGCGCGCATCCCGGACAACATCGCGCAGGATTGGCTTGTCCGCTTCGGCATCAACGCCTGGAAGGGCGAGCACTGGCCGGCGGTGAAGAAACTATTGCAAGACCCGGAGTGGCGGAATTTACGTCCCACAAGTTTTAAACTTTAAGTTATATTGAGCGGCCTGACCGGGCGTTGCTGCGCCCGGCCAAGCCTAACCATCGGCAAGGGAGTGAGCCATGCCAGAGGCTACCGACGTTGTACGCGCTATTCGCGCACGCCAACAGATCAAGACCAGAACCCGTGAAGCGAACGGAAGGGTTGTTGCCACTCCGCTCGTGGCCACAGAGGGATTGCCGCGTTCCAGGGCAGAGGCTTTAGCGGGCGGTGTTCTTTACTATTGTACTGGTCGTAATTGCTGCCGTGGCCATAAAGCCGCACGCTGGGCCAGCTCAGGAAATTGCTTGGCCTGCTTAAAGGAACGCGGATCTCGTCGCCGTAAGGAAATTGAGAAGCGCAAGCGGCTTGACGATAATACTTATACGACCGGACGTCCCTGCATTCGCGGTCATCTCGCGCCGCGTCGGTTCAGTAATGGCAATTGTTTAGAATGCGACAAAATAAAAGCTCGGGATAAATCTGCTATTTTTATAGAAGCTCGAAACGCAAGAGCGCGGGAGCGGTATGAAAACGACCCGGAGTATCGGGCTAAGATAGAAGCAAGGAAGACACCAGAGTGGCAGGAGCGAGGGAAGCGCAGGAGACGCGAGAGGTACCAGAAAGACCCGGTATATCGCGAGCGAATGCTTGCGCCCCGACGCGGGCGCGATCAGCGCGATCAGTCGCTAAAATCAAACTACGGCATCACGTTGGCAGATTATCAGGAGATGTTATCTGCTCAAGGTGGCGTCTGCGCTATTTGTCGAAACGCATCCGGCCAAACCCTTCATGTCGATCACGACCATAAGACAGGATATGCCCGTGGGCTTTTGTGCAGAGATTGCAATCGTGGAATAGGATGCTTGAAAGATGATGCGGCAGTATTGCAGTCCGCTGCGGAGTACCTAAAGAAATGGCTTTAGGGACGTACCAAGATTTAATTTCTAGCGTCTTAGGCTGGCTAGCCCGGCCCGGTGACCCGCTGGTGGCGCCGGCCGTACCCGATATGATCACCCTGTTCGAGGCCGAGGCCAACCGGCGTCTCAGAGTGATCGACGCCGAGCGGGTGGCTTTGGATCTGCCGGTGGTGGCTGGCAGCAATTTGATGTTGCCCAACGATTGCTGGGCGGTGCGGCGAGTGTGGTGGAGTGGTCAGCCGAATGCGTTGGAGTATTTGGAGCCGGGAGGTGCGGTATTCGGCACTAGCGGCATACCGCGCTATTACACGCTGTTTGCATTGAACACAGGGGGCGACGTCGGGCAAAGCGGTATGTGGGGTGGGTTTGTGTTGGCGTTTGGGCCATCGCCCAACCAGGATGGGTTTGTCGAACTGGTTTATCAGGTTGGCGTGCCACCGCTCTCGGAGAGCCGGCCAATCAATTGGCTTTTAGGCGACCACGCCGACGCTTACCTGTTCGGGACCCTGGCTGAGGCCGAGCTTTACATCGGCCATGACGAGCGGGCGCCTTTATGGTTGCAACGGCGGGATGCCGCGTTTCAATCGATCGAGAATTACGACCGCAAGACCCGCTGGGCCGGCCCGATGCAGATCCGGGCGCACGGTATCCAGACCAGCGCGGGCGGTGGTACCGCCGGCGGCGGGGCGGCGCCGGCTCCGGTGCCGTTGCCGTTGCCGGTTGCCGAGGCGGCGGTACGGATGGTCAATCCGTTCTCGGGCGCCCTGGTGGTGATGTTGGCTGGCGAGCGGGCTTTGTATGTCGCAGGCGGCCCCCGCGCCGCCCTGACGATTTGGCTGCCGCCGGCGGAGCCGGACATGTTGGTGGAGATCAGTTTTGCCAACCCCGTGACGGCGCTGACGATAGCCGATGCCGGCGCCGCGCCCTTATCGCCCCCCGAGAATGCTTACGGTCCAGGCGCCGGGCTCCAGTTCCGCTATCTGGAAAGCGGTTGGGTGTATTGGAAATAACCAGATGACCATCGCGCCGTGGCCTGAGTGGTTGCCGGATCAGCCGGATTTCGGCAACACCGGCAGCCCGGTCATCAAAAACTGCGTGCCGCTGACCCAGAAATCCTACGGCCCGATGCCGACCGCGGTGCCGTGGAGCGACAACACCCTGGACGAGGTCTGCCAGGGTTCCTATAGCATCCGGGCGCCGGACGGGCAGGTCTACATTTTTGCCGGCGACCGGCAAAAGCTCTACCAGGTATTGCCGACCACCAAAAACCTGGCGGATGCCAGCCGCACCGTCGGCGGGGCTTATGCCACGCCGCCTGTTCTCCTCACTGGCGGCCACTGGTCGATGACCAGCTTTGGCGACCACATCATCGCGACCAACGGGGTGGACCCGATCCAGAGCCTCGCTTTGGGAGATGCTAACTTCGCCGATCTGCAGCCGGGTGACCCGCTGGCCGACCCGGTCGTCGCGCCTGCGCCAGTCGCCAAATACGTCGCGGTGGTGAAAGACTTCCTGATGGTCGGCAACACGGTCGATGATGTCGATGGTCCGCGGCCTTACCGGGTGTGGTGGTCGAGCATCAACGACCCGACTTATTGGCCAGTCCCGGGAAGCATAGAAGCACAACAGGT